GGTGGAGGCCATGAAGTTGAAAAACCTGGTCACGGGTTTTCTGTACGGCGGGGATGGAGAGGAGTAAACCCGCCGGAAATCAAAAAAGGGTGTGTTGCCCTATCTCTCCGACTGCATAGCGGTGTGGACTACTTCCTGGGCCTGCCGCTGGACGATCTGAACGACATGGCAAAGGTGGTGCTTGAAATTGGCAAAAAGCAAGGTCATGGAACTGGCCATAAAAATCGCCGGAAAGGTAGATAAATCCCTGGGGACCAGTACCAAGGCGGCCAACAAGCAACTGGCGACCATCCAAAAGGCGGCCAACAAAGTATCCACCACCATGACGGCGGGACTGGCGGCGATGGGGACCGGGGCCATCGCCGCCACCAAGTACCTGGCCGACCTGGGTGGAGAATGGCAGACGGCCACCAACCAGGTGGCCGCCTCCACCGGCGCGGCCGGGAAGGAACTGGAGGGCCTGCGGGACGTTATGGAGGACGTGTACGCGGCCAACTACGGGGACAGCGTGGCCGACGTGGGCGACGCGGTGGCCATGGTCAACCGGAACATGGCCAACCTGGACCAGAACGGATTGACGGCGGCCACCGAGGGCGCCCTGGCCCTGCGGGACGCTTTCGAGTACGACGTGGCGGAAAGCACCAGGGCGGCGGAGGCCATCCGAAAGAACTTCGGTTCCTCCGCAGAGAAGGCTTTCAGCCTGATCGCGGCCGGCGCACAAAACGGCCTGGACTACTCCGGGGAACTGATCGACACCATCAACGAGTATTCCTCCCAGTTTGCAAAACTGGGCTTTGACGCGGATGGAATGTTTAACATTCTCCAGGCGGGGGCGGACGGAACCGCCTGGAACCTGGACAAGGTGGGCGACGCCATCAAGGAGTTTTCGATCCGGGCCATTGACGGGAGCGACACCACGGTGGAGGCGTTCACGTCCCTGGGATATAACGCGGAGGAACTTATGGCCACCTTTGCCGCCGGCGGTGAGGGGGCCAACGACGCCTTTTTTGACGTTCTTGACACCCTAATGGCCGTTGACGACCAGGTGGAGCGGGACGCCCTGGGCGTTGCCCTGTTCGGCACACAATGGGAGGACCTGGGCGTGGAGGCCATGGAGGCCATGGCCAACGCCTCCCAGGCCGCCTATGACACCGGGGACGCCCTGGAGCAGATCAACCAGGTCAAGTACAACGACCTGGACAGCGCCCTCCAAGGGATCGGACGCCAGATCGAGGTGGCCCTGCTGCCGGCGGCGGACGCCATGTATCAGTCCCTTATGTCCAATATGCCAGAGATCAGCGCGGCCATAGAGGAGGTGTCCCCCGTGGTGGCGGAAATCGCGGAGGACTTCGCGGACTGGGCAGGCGGGGCCATTTCGGAGGGCCTGCCGGTCCTGGTGGACGGGATCCGTGACTTTGCAGACTGGGCGGGCAAGGCATACGAAAAGGCCAAGCCGTTCCTGTCCTTCCTGTGGGAGCATAAGGGGACGGTGCTGGCCGTGGCCGCTGGTGCAAAAGCCCTTTCCGTAGGAATGGGAGCAGCCAACAAGGCCATGGGTGCCTATAAAAACGCAAAGGGTATGCTGGCAAACCTGCAAAAGATCGTTCCGGTATATACAAAGTTGATTGCGGCCAAGGTCAAAGACAAGGCAGAAACCGCTTATTTGTATGCGCTGGAGGTAAAAGACGTACTGATCCGGGCCAAGACAACGGCGGCAACCTGGGCGCAGACTGCGGCCACAAAGGCCAGCACACTGGCGACTAAGGCGGCAACCGTCGCCACAAAGGCCATGAGCGCAGCGGTGAAATTCCTGACCAGCCCAATGGGAATGACGCTGGGGATCATAACGGCCGTGGCGGCCGCCCTGGTCCTGCTGTATAAGAACTGGGACACCGTAAAGGCGTGGCTGGTGAATTTCGGGAACACCGTGAACCAGATCTGGACCAACTTTTCCAACATGGTGGGGAACGCGATCACCGCCATCGGCCAAAAATTCCCCCTGCTGGGCGCCTACCTGCAGGGATGGTGGGAGAGTATCCAGGCGGCGGTGGATAACGTCAAAGCGATTTTTCAAAATATCATCGACTTTATCAGCAACGTATTTTCGGGCAACTGGTCCGCTGCCTGGCAGAATATCGTGAACATCTTCGGAAACCTGTTCGGAATGATCGTGAACCTGGCCAAGGCACCGATCAACGGGGTCATTTCGGCCATTAACTGGGTGCTTTCCAAGATCAACAGCATTTCCGTGACGATCCCGGACTGGGTGCCGGGCGTGGGCGGAAAAACACTGGGGTTCAATATCCCCACGATCCCGCAACTGGCGGAGGGCGGCGTGGCCACCTCCCCCACCCTGGCGGAGATCGGAGAGGGCGGAGAGCCGGAGGCCGTCATGCCGCTGTCCAAACTGGCGGCCCTGCTGGATGAATACACCAAAAAGCCGAAACCGACCGGCGGCGCAGACGGCCAGGAGGGCGGCGACGGGGAAACCATCGTATTCTCCCCCGTGCTGAACTTCTACGGCAAAGCGGACCGCGAGGAGGTGGAGGAGGCCACCCGGATCTCCTTTGAGGAGTTCAAGCGCCTGTATAAGCGCCTGAAAGCGGAGGAGCGCCGGAAGAAATTCAAGCCGGAGCCTGCGATGGGGTAAGGAGGGCGCCATGGAAAAGACCTATACGACGAAACAGGGTGACGCCTGGGACGCCATCGCGTTCCGGGTGTACGGCGACGTGAAATATACCGGCTTTCTCATGCAGGCCAACTTCCCGCACCTGGACACCTTCGTGTTTGACGCGGGGGTGGTCCTCCAGACCCCGGACCTGCCGGAGGACGACGACCTGGCCAACGCGCCGATCTGGAGGACTACCACATGAGGACGCGGAGAGCGGAAACGGATCTGACCTGGAACGGCGCGGCCGTCACCAGCAAAATGGTGGGCTACAAGGCCACCGTGACCTATACGGACGCGGCCAGCGGCGAGGCGGACAGCCTGGAGATCAGCATAAACGACCGGGACCGCCAATGGACCACGGCATGGATGCCGAAAACCGGGGACACCCTGACGGCCGCCATTAAGGTGTACGACTGGGAGCGGGAGGGCGACAACCGGACCCTGGACTGCGGCTTTTTTATCCTGGACAATTACAGTTTTTCGTGGTGGCCCATGACCGGGACCATTTCGGCCGTGTCGGTGCCGGCGGATAGTGCTTTCCGGGCGACGCAGCGGACCAAGACCTGGGAAAAGGCCACCCTGCAGGCCATAGGAAATGAGATCGCGGCCAGGGCGGGCATTACCCTGGCCTGGGACGTGGAGGGGGAACCCATTACCGTCGAAAGCGTGGAGCAATCCGAGCAAACGGACTGCGAGTTTTATATGAGCCTGTGCGAGGAATACGGCCTTTCCATGAAGGTGTACGCCCAAAAAATCGTGGTGTATGACCGGGAGCAGTACAAGGAGCGGGACGTGGCCGGGACCATCCGGGAAAGCGAGATCGAAAGCGGTTCCTGGAATACCACCCTTGACGGGACCTATACCGGCGGAGAATACACCTACACGGACCCGAACACCGAGGAGGAGATCAAGGTCACGGTGGGGACGGGGACCCGGATCCTGAAACAATCCGGCAAGGCCGACAACAAGGCGGACGCGGAGCGGAAGATCACGGCGGCGGTGGCCAACGCCAACCACGGCGCCACCACCCTGTCCCTGACCATCATGGGGCGGCCGGACCTGGTGGCCAGCCAGTGCGTCACCGTGGTGGGGATCGGCCGCCTGTCCGGCAAGTATTTTATCGACAGTATCACCCACACGGTGGGCGGCGGCTACACCATGGATCTGGAATTGTCCCTGGTGGAGGCCATGACCGAGGAAGTGATCAAGGACGCAACCGAGCGCCTGGCGGCGGTGGGCGTCATGGCCTCCCCGGAATACTGGGTGGCCCACTACCAGGACGTGGCCAACCTGGACGGCCTGATCCTGAACATGGCCACCCGGATCAAGGTCAACCTGGGCGGCAGCAGTATCACCACCGTGGACGACGCCCTGGACGTGCTGACCCGCACCGGCGTGATCAACTCCCCGGACTACTGGGCCAGCAAGCACAGCGCCCTGGCGTGGCTGGACACGCTGCTGATCAGCGCCGCCAACGCCCTGACCGAGTGAGGAGGAACCAATGAACGCAAACATAAGGCTGGGGAAAATATCGTCCATCGACTACGCCAAGGGCATGGCCAGGGTAGTGTACCACGAGAAGGACGACGACGTGACGCGCCTGATCCCCCTGCTGTCCCATGAGTACAAAATGCCGCCCGTGGGGTCCCAGGTCCTGGTGGTCCACCTGTCCAACGGGACGGAGGCCGGGGTGGTCCTGGGGCGGCCGTGGAGCGACAAGAACGCGCCGCCGGAGGGCGGGGCCAACCTATACCGGAAGGACCTGGGGCAAAACCCGGGGGACGCCATGATCCGGTACGACGGCAGCACCCTGACCATCAAATGCACCGGGGCCATCAACATCGAGGCCGGCGGGGCCATTACCATCAACGGGGCCACCATTGACCTGAACTAAAGGAGGCGGGAACCATGCCAAACGCGGCAAGACTGACGGACGCGGTGGACGGGACCACCGCCGGGGAACATTCGGGGCACGTGCCACCACATTCCCCTGAACCGTTCACCGGGGAGATCTCCGGGGCCTGTTCGGGGAATGTGCGGATCAACGGACTGGCGGCCGCCACGGTGGGCAGCACCACCACCGAGCGGGACGGGTGCTGTGGGTCCAGCCAGGGCGCGGTGGCGGCCGGCAGCGGGACGGTGCGGATCAACGGGAAAGCGGCGGCCAGAACCGGCGACGCCCTGGCGCCCCATAGCGGGACCGGGAACATCACCGGGGGCAGCGCCACCGTGCGGATCGGAGGGTAAACCATGGCCATCGGAACACTGGGAAGGAATGTCGTCTTTGAGGTGAGCGACGACCGGGTTTTTACTTTTTCGGAACTGACCCGGGCCGGTGGACCAACCACGAACCCCAGGGGGTCAAGCCAAAGCCGGAATTTTTGGGGGCGGGCCTGCAGACGGCCAGCCTGACGATCACCCTTTCCGCCACCCTGGGGGTACGCCCCCGGGACGTGCTGGAGGCCATCGAGAATATGGTGGAGAACGGGACGGCGGAAACCCTGGTGATCGGAAACAGGCCGGTGGGCAGTAACCCCTTCCGGCTGACGGGTTCGAGTGAGGCGTGGAACACTGTCTACAACCGGGGCGAACTGGCCCGGGCCACCCTGACCATAAGCCTGGAGGAGTACACATGAACGAAACCGGCGTTTACGACTTCAAACTGGAATACACCTTTGCCGGAAACGCCCTGGCGGAACTGGACCGGCAACTGGCCCTTCTCCTGTCCACACGGGAGGGCACCATGCCCCTGGATCGGGAGTTCGGCCTGAATATGGACTTTGTGGATATGCCGCCCGAGGTGGCCAAAAGCCTATACACGGCGGAGGTCACGGAGAAGGTGGCCAAGTTCATACCGACGGTGAAGGTCCGGGAAATCACCTGGGACACCGGCGGGCAAGGAAATTTAATTGCAAAGGTGGTGATCACAAGTGCCTGACGAAATGAACGCGATCAAGAACCTGCCGGACATTTCTTTCATCGACAACAAGACCATTGACCAGGTGCGCCAGGAAATGGTGGCGGACTATGAAAGTTTTATTTCCGAGGCCACCGGCCAGACCGTGACCCTGGAGCGGTCCAGCGTCCACCGCATGGAACTATACGCGGCGGCGGCGCAGATCTACCAGGCCATGCAGTACATTGACCGGCAGGGAAAACAAAATATTCTGAAATACTCCTATTCGGACTTCCTGGACAACCTGGCCATTTTTAAGGGCGTGACCCGGAACCCGGCCACGGCGGCCACCACAACCCTGCGCTTTACCCTTTCGGCGGAGCGGGACACGGCCACCGGGATCCCCCAGGGGACCCGCGTTTCCACGGCGGGGTCCATCTACTTCGCCACGGACGTGTACGCGGAGATCCCGGCGGGATCCACCACCGTGGACGTGCCGGCCACCTGTACGGTGGCGGGCACAGACGGAAACGGGTTCGCCGTCGGGGAACTGTCCACCATCGTGGACCCGATCCCCTACGTGGCCAGCGTGAGCAATACCACGGCCACCGAGGGCGGCGCAGAGATCGAGAGCGACGACGACCTGGCGGAACGGGTTTTCCTGGCCCCTGGGGCCTATTCTACGGCCGGGCCGGAGGACGGATACCTGTACCACGCCAAGGCGTACAACGCCGCCATAGGCGACGTGGTGGCCACCAGCAACCAGGCGGCGGGCACCGTGGACATTGTTTTCATCATGGCCGACGGCAGCACCCCGGGGAAGGAAATGATCGAGGGCCTGGAGGGCTACCTGCAGGGAAAGACGATCCGACCCATGACGGACCTGGTACGGGTGGCCGCGCCGCAAGAGGTCACGTACACCATCAACCTGACCTATTACATCAACCGGAGCGACAGCGCCAAAGCCGTGACCATCCAGGCGGCGGTGGCCCAGGCCGTGGCGGACTATCAGACCTGGCAAAGAGCCATCGGGCGGGATATTAACCCCTCCCAACTGGTCCGCATGGTCATGGACGCGGGCGCCAAGCGCGTGACCGTGACGGCCCCCACATACACCACCGTGGACGCCACCAAGGTATCCGCCCTCCAGGGGGAGGCCGTGATCAGTTACGGGGGGCTGGAAGATGATTAAACTTTTCGGGAGCCGGTTCACGGACATTATGCCGGACAACCTGGCCAGCCAGGTGGAAACCCAGGCTTTCGCCTACGCGGTGGGGCGGCAGATCGAAAAACTGTGCGCCTACTCCGACGCGGCCAGGACCTACGCGGCCATAGCAACAATGCCGGAGTGGCTGCTGGACTATATGGCCGTAGAACTTCGCACCCCGTCCTATGATGAAAACTATTCCTTGAAAACCAAACGGGCGCTGATCCAGGGGTCCCTCCTGTTTTACACGCAGATGGGGACGCCGGCGGCGGTGAACCGGATCATTGAAACCATCTTTGAAACCGGGTACATCGAGGAATGGTACGAGTATGACGGGGATCCCCACCACTTCCGCGCCTACGTAGGCGACGGCGGAGAGGTGGGGCCGGGGGAACTGGAGGAGTTCCGGCGGGTCCTGTCCTCTGTCAAGCGCCTTTCGTCGTGGCTGGATGATATTATCACGATCACCGCCATGGACCCGGATATAGTGACGTTTACGGGGACCATGGGGAAGGGCTACACGTCCACACCCCTGCCGGAGGCGGCGGTGGACTACCACCTGGAGGACATGATCCGAGCGGGCGGAACATTCGGCACCATTACACAAACCGCCATCCCGGCGGCAATCTAAACAGGAGGAAAACCCATGTTTTACGGATTTGTAATCACCGAGGCGGGAAACAGCCTGCTGGCCAGCATGGTGGCGGGCCAAACCCTGACCATCACAAAGGCGGTCATGGGCGAGGGCACCGCAGACAACGCGGAGGCCGCCCGGAAGTTGACGAACCTGATCGCCCCGGGGCCGGAGGCCACCAGCACCGAGCCGACGGTGGACGGGAACAACGTCAACATGATCGTGGAGTATCGGTCCGACCTGAACGGCGGCCTGCAAGAAGGGTTCTGGATCGGTGAATTTGGCATTTTCGGCAAGGTAGGGAACGGCGCGGAAACCATGATCGGGTACGGTTCCCTGGGCGACGCCAAGCAGTACGTGAGCGCCTACGTGTCCGGCACCGCGCCGGACGTGCGCCGGTATCCTATCTCCATCACCGTCACCACGGGGATCCAGGTGGACGTGAACTATCCGGCGGAGGCGTGGATGACCGCCGAGGACGTGGCGGACTACTTCAACGGGACCCTAAAGCCGGATCTGGAGGACGGCCTGCAGGACCTGATCGACGAACACAACGAGGACCCGAACGCACACAGCGGCGCCCTGGAGAACAAGCAGGACAAGATCGAGGTGGAGGGGATCCTGAAAGGGACCAAGACCACCGGAGAGGGCGGCGACACGTACAGCGTGGGAGCGGCCACGCCGGGCACCGACTACCAGGCCCCCACCAACGCCCTGACGGCGGCGCAGGCCATGACCACCCAGGACCTGATCCCCTTCTATGACGTGACCAACAACCAGCACAAGCGGACCACCCTGCAGGCGCTGAAAGAGGCCATCGGGGTGCAAAGCCCGGCCATCAATGTGACCACCTGCGCGGGGGCCTCCGTGACCTGTTCGGACGGCGTGACCACCCTGGAGGGCACAGGGTCCACGGAGTTTGAACTGCCCAACGTGGGAAACTGGACCGT